AACGCCAATGTGAGCAGACTTGCTTTCTGCCGAGAAGGGAGGCGTAACCGATGGACGTTGAACTCCGAAAGGTTGTTGACCTAAAGCCTTACGACAGGAACCCCCGCGACAATGACGGGGCGGTAGACGCTGTTGCGGCCTCGATTCAGCAGTTTGGGTGGCGACAACCTATTGTGGTGGACGCTGACGGGGTGATCGTCTGTGGACACACGCGGTACAGGGCGGCCCTGAAACTGGGACTGGCCGAGGTTCCGGTGCATGTGGTGCGGGACTTGACGCCTGCGCAGGTGCGGGCATATCGGTTGGCAGACAATTCTACGCGGGACTTGTCGGCATGGATTGAGGAGGCGCTGGCGGCAGAAGTGCGGGAGTTGGGCGAGATTGATCTGAGCCAATTCGGATTGAAGCCTGAGGAAATCCTGGCTAGACTGATAGTTCCTGATGAAAACAAGATCATTGACGAATCCAAGTTAGCAGAGACAACCCATGAATGTCCCAAGTGTGGATTCAAGTGGTAAGCAGCCGACAGTAATTTCTCTCTTTGCTGGATGCGGCGGCTCTTCTCTTGGCTATGAGCTAGCAGGATTTCGAGAACTACTTGCTATTGAGTGGGATGATAATGCCGTAGCAACATTCAAGCTAAACTTTCCTGATGTACCAGTCTATCATGGCGATATTGCAAAGCTAACCGGTCCAGAATGTATAAGACTCGCTGACATCAAGTTGGGCGCACTTGACCTATTGGATGCTTCCCCGCCCTGTCAGGGATTCAGTACGGCTGGGAAGCGGCGGTTTACTGATCTGCGTAATAGTCTATTCATGGAGTTTGCGAGATTACTAAAGGATTTGCAGCCCCGTACATTTGTTATGGAGAACGTGACCGGACTGATAAGGGGATATATGAAGCAGGCATATCTATGCATCATTCAGACCCTACGAGAGTGTGGATATCGGGCCAGAGGCGAAGTCGTGAATGCCATGTACTTCAATGTGCCGCAGAGTCGGGAGCGGGTTATCATTATCGGCGTACGGAACAACTTGGGGATTGAGCCAAGTTTCCCGCAGCCACAGACGAAACCAAGAACGGTCAGGGATGCTATTGGGCATTTGCCGAAGGGAGAACAGGGCAAGCATCAGCCACAAGTAATTGATGCGTGGTACAAAAGCAAGCCCGGGCAATCTCTATGCAAAGCCGTCCGGTATGTTGGAAGTTTTCAGTCTGTACGACTTGACCCGAATAGGCCCAGCAATACGCAAATCAAAGCCCATTCCAATTGGCATTATGAAGTCCCACGGCACTTGACTATACAGGAAGCTAGTCTCTTGCAGGGATTCCCTGATACCTTTAAATGGCATGGAACCCAGACAGATATAAAAGCACATATCGGCAATAGCGTTCCTCCGAACTTGATAAAGGCAATTGCAGAACATATGAAGATAGAAATACTAAGGAAGGCAAGCAAGGGAGCATAATGGCAAAGCGGACGATTGCTGAAATCATCGAGCTTGCCAAGACAAACATTGGGGCATTGACGCCGGATGATGTGCGACTGCTGCGCAGCATCGGCAAGCCACGGGATGGTAACGGCGACTATGCCAGCCGCAAGGAACGCTCCCGCGCGCGTCAGGCGCAGATGGCGCAGGCCGGGCGTGACATTGCGCCCATTCCAGCGGTTGCCGACCCCGAACGCAAGGCGCAGGCCGCCGGCAGTTTCCGGGTGTTCTGCGAAAGCTATTTCCCCCACGTATTTTATCTGCCGTGGTCGCCGGATCATCTGAAGGTCATCGCGCGTATTGAGCAGGCTGTGCTGCGAGGGGGTCTGTTTGCCGTGGCGATGCCGCGCGGCAGTGGTAAGAGTTCGCTCTGCGAACGCGCGTGCATCTGGTCTACCGCATACGGACACCGGCGCTTTGTGGCGCTCATCGGTTCGGACGAGGGGCACGCCGTCAATATGCTGGACACCATCAAAGTGGAACTCGACACGAACGATTTGCTGCTCGCGGATTTCCCGGAGGTGGCCTACCCGATTCAATGTCTGGAGGGGATTGCGAATCGCTGCGCGGGCCAACTCTGTGAGGGCGAACGCACGCACATAGAATGGACACAGAAAGAAATCGTGCTGCCCACGATTCCGGGGAGCAAGGCGAGCGGGGCGATCCTGAAGGTAGCAGGTATCACGGGGCGCATACGCGGCATGAAGCACCAGACGCCGGAAGGCGACTCAATTCGCCCTGACGTGGTGATATTGGACGACCCGCAGACAGACGAAAGCGCGCGGAGCCTCTCCCAGTGCCAGGCGCGGGAGCGCATACTCGCGGGCGCGGCACTCGGCCTCGCAGGGCCGGGCAAGAAGATATCGGGCATCATGCCCTGCACGGTCATCAGCCCGGGCGACATGGCCGACCGCATATTGGACCGCGACGCGCACCCCGAATGGAACGGGGAACGGTTCAAGATGGTCTATCAGTTCCCGACCAACGCGAAACGGTGGGAGCAATACGCAGAACTCCGGGCCGACAGTTTCCGCAAGGGCGCCAACGGTGAGGAGGCGACGGAGTTCTATCGGGAGCATCAGGCCGAAATGGACCAGGGCGCGCAGATAGCATGGCCGGAGTGTCACAACCCCGACGAGCTTTCAGCGATTCAGCACGCTATCAACCTGAGACTCCGGGATGAGGCGGCGTTCTTCTCGGAGTACCAGAATGAGCCGATGGCGCCGCAACTGGAACAGGTGCCCATACTGGATGCTGACGGCATCGCTGCCAAGATCAACGGGCGCATCAGGGGCGAGGTGCCGCACACTGCCGAGCACCTGACCGCGTTTGTAGACGTGGGGGAGAAGTTGCTGTACTGGGCCGTCTGCGCATGGGAGCCGGACTTTACCGGCTACATCATGGACTACGGCACCTATCCCGAACAGGGCAGTGCCTACTTTGCATACCGCGACGTGCAACGGACGATCCGCCGCGCGCACCCGGGGACCGGCGTTGAGGGTGCCATATACGCCGCGCTGGGGGCGGCGGTGAACCACCTGATTACAGCGGAGTGGGCGCGTGACGATGGGGCGGTCATGCGGGTTCGATGGTGCCTGATAGACCAGGGATGGCTCACGCCCGTCGTCCACCAGTTCTGCCGGCAATCGGGCCACGCGGCTACGCTCATGCCCGCACGCGGACATGGGATCACCGCGAGCATGAAACCCATCAGCGAGTTCGACAGGCACCGTGGCGACCGCATCGGGCACAACTGGTGGATTCCCAGCGTAGCAAAGAAGCGGGCACTGCGGCACGTTGAGGTGGATACCAACTACTGGAAAACCTTTGTCCATGAACGCTTCTCAACCGCGATGGGGGACAAGGGGTGCTTGTCACTCTTCGGCACGAAGCCCGGTGAACACCGCCTCTTTGCCGAGCACATGACCAGTGAATACCGCGTACGGACACAGGGGCGCGGCCGTGAACTGGACGAGTGGAAGCAGCCCGCGCACAGACCAGACAACCATTGGTTCGATTGCGTAGTGGGCTGCGCGGCCGGGGCGTCCATGCTGGGCGCCGCATTGCCGGGTACTGGTATGACCAAGGTGCAGGTCCGCACCGAGAAGGCGCCGATGAGCGCCGCAGAGATGCAGAGGAGGGCACGACTTGCGCGAGAAGCACGCGAAGCCCGATCACTCGGATATTAACAAGGCGCGCCAGTCGCAAGAGGAAGGCATACGCTGCCCCGAATGCGGCTGCCAGCACCTCTATGTCCTCTACACGCGCCGCACCTTCGGGGGCATCATGCGGGCGCGTGAATGTCGCAACTGCGGTCGCCGGACGCGCACTTTCGAGAAGTCCGGTCAAGAAATGTCAGAAAATCCGCCTCACCATTAGTCTTATGGATGCGATATTTGGGCGTTATAAGAGAAAAGTACAGATGTGTAATCGGCGGTTTTGTGCAGAAAACAAAATCGGGCAAAATGTAGGCTGACAGTTTGAACGTACTTGTGAGCGAAAAAGATGGCACTTGAGGATTTTACACTTTACGTTGATGTGGATTTCTTCCTGCCTGATGTGCAGATCGTCGTGCGGGATGAGAACCCCTGGATTTATGTAGACAGACCCATAGTCTGGGGAGTGTCGAACAGAATAGTTTGAGAAGGTAAATGCGCGCGGGATTGCAAGCCCGCACGCTCATAGCCAAGAGAATTCAAGGGCCGTCTGGCGGCCAGACCACCAGGCGGCCCTTTTCTTTTGGCGCGGACTCTCACAGGAGGCACAAGGCATGTCCGAAGAAATTGACGAGGCGCTGGAGGATAACGCGGTCGGTCCCAAGCGTGTCCGGGGCGATGAGGGCGAGGTTGATCAGCACCCCCTCCAGGACCAGATTGAGGCGGACAAGTATATCAAGGGCAGGGACGCCGCCGACGTGCAGACGGTCGGTCTGCGATTCCGCCAACTCCAGCCACCGGGGACGGTGTAATGGACCTGTTCGGTATAGGCAAACGGCGCGCCGCGAAACGTGAGGCGGAAATCCGCGACGCATTGAGTGAGATACTGGCGCAGGGGCGCGTCCGCCAGGGGAGACACGCAGCGCATCTGATCGAGGCGAGATATGACGCGGCGCAGACTACCACTGAGAATACCCGCCACTGGGCGAACACCGACGCCCTGAACGCTGATCAGGCCAATAGTTACAGCATCCGCAAGAGGGTCCGTGAGCGCGCCCGGTACGAGTTTGCGAACAACTGCTATGCCCGCGGCATGGTAAAAACACGCTCCAATTTCGTCATCGGCAGCGGCCCCCGCCTGCAACTGCTCATCGAGGACAAGGAGATTGCCAAGCAGGTCGAGCGCGAGTTCAAGTCATGGGCGCGTCGGGTCGGGCTTGCCAAGAAGCTGCTCCAGATGCACGAGGCCCGTACCGTGGACGGCGAGAGTTTTGCCGTCAAGGAGACGAACCCGAATCTCAACCATGCCGTGAAGCTTGACCTGCGCATTATCGAATGCGACCGCGTGACTGAACTCGGAGCGACGGGCGACCCCTACAACGTGGATGGCGTGGTGCTCGACGAGTTCGGGAACCCCAAGGAATACCATGTGCTGAAACAGCACCCCGGCGGACTCTACAACCTGCCGAGTCCCCAATACGAGACTGTGCCTGCCTCCAGGATGCTCCACTGGTTCTCCACGGATCGCCCGGAACAGCACCGGGGCCTGAGCGAAATCATGTCCAGCCTCCCCCTCTATGGACAGATGCGACGGTATACGCTCGCCGTACTGAGCGCCGCAGAGATGGCGGCGACTATGGCGAACATCCTGTATACGGAGATCCCGCCGAACGGCTATGCCGAAATACTTACGGGATTCGACGCGATAGAACTGGAACGCAATATGTTGACCATCGCGCCCGCAGGCTGGAAGCCCGGGCAGATGGAACCTACCCAGCCCTCGTCCACCTACAAGGAGTTCAAGCGGGAAGTCCTGAACGAGATCGGGCGCGCGCTGAACATGCCCTATAACATCGCGGCCTGCGATTCGAGTTCCTACAACTACGCGAGCGGGCGCCTTGACCAGCAGACATTCTGGGTTGACATGTATGTAGACCGTAAGCAGGGCGAGGATGACATTCTGGACTCGATTGTGGACGACTGGATTGCAGAGGCCAACCTTGTATTCCCGGACTGGGGTGGGCTCATGGTCGATGCTGAACGCGAATACTACTGGGATGGCGTCCCCCATGTCGACCCCGTGAAGGAAGCGGACGCCGCCGACACGCTGAAGAAGGCCGGACTCCTGACCGATACCGAACACTTTGCCAGGCGCGGCATGGATTGGGAAGACGTCTATGAGCAACTTTCGCGTGAAAAGAAGGAGCGGGAACGACTCGACCTGCCCGAAGTCGCGTCCAAGCCGGAATCCGCCGGCGACGCACCCGACGCGGAAGAGATTGCAGAGGCGTTGCGCGAGATGGGCGTACAGGCTTGACAACCCGACAGTAAGCGGGCGACGTCGCGGTGACTGATCATCACCGCGCTGTGTGCCAAGAAGTGCAAGGCCGTCTGGGGCCAGACACCCCGGCGGCCTTTTCTTTTTGGCCTCGCCCGCATGAAGCAGACAAGGAGACGACAGATGCCCTTTCAAGGTCAACACTCGGCGCGATTGCGCGATCCTGGTCAGTACGACACATGCCGGACGGCTACAGACGAATTCGGCGCCGGGATAGACGCGATTTACTGCAAAAAGGCCAGCGGGTCTATGGAGTTGCAGGCCATCCGGTTTGACTCCGGCAAGTTCACCGTGGCCGAGGCCAAGGTGTGGCTTGCGGAGCATGACCACAAGCCGATTCTGTTTGAACCCGCTACCGGGGAACAGGCCGAGGGCGCTGCGGAGTTTCTGCTGGTCGAGGCCGCAGGCGATATCGCACGCGCCCGCGTGGTCGGCTTGGCGTATGGCGGGGGCAAGATGAAGGTTCCCGGCTGGCAGTATCCCGTCGTGGTCGACCTGGCCGGACTGGAAGCCGTTGCCGCTGTGCCCCTCCTCACTAATCACGAGAACAAGACCCGCTCGCGCATCGGCATGGTGCAGGCTCGCAAGGATCAGAACACCCTCACCGTTGAGGGCGAAATCCTGCCGACCAACAGCGAGGCCAAACAGGTGCTCAGCCAGGCGCAGGCCGGGGCGGACTGGCAGATGTCCATCGGAGTTGAAGTTCTCGACAGCGAACTTGTGCGCGACACGCGCATCGTGAACGGCCAATCGCATACCGGGCCGTTTTCCCACGTCAAACGCGCGATCTTGCGGGAGATATCCGTTGTGCCCGTAGGTGCAGACCGTACCACCCGCCTGCAAATCGCGGCGACGTTCTCCCTTACTACTACAGGAGGTCAGGACATGGAGTTCGACAAGTGGCTTGAAGCACAGGGCTTCGATGCGAAGACCCTGAATGAGCAGCAGTCCAAGGCGCTCCGCGCCGCCTATGACGCTGAAGTGAAGGCGGTGGCCGACGCAGAAAATGACGAGGAGACGGAGACAGACACGGGCAAGGAGACGCCCGACGCGATTCAGGCGACCGTTGACACCGACAAGGTGATCGCGGCCGTCCGCGCGGACCTAAAGGCGGAACGCGCACGCGAAGCCAATCTGCGCGCACTCTGCGGCGAAAAGCACGCGGAGATTCTCGCCAAGGCGCTCACCGAGGACTGGACGCCGGAAAAGGCCGAACTTGAGGTCATGCGCGCTGATCGCGGGCATATCGGCATCCGCCCGGCCCATTCCGAGTCCCGCACGCCCAAGGTGCTCGAAGCCGCGCTATGTATGGGCGTCGGCATCGACATCGAGAAGGCGTATGACGCCCCGACGCTTGAGGCGGCCTATCCGCTGCGGGGGATGGGCCTCAGAGACCTCTTCCTCCAATGCTGCCGCATGGAGGGTAAGGGCGTCGGCCCGGTGTTCGACAATGACACCATCCGCGCCGCGTTCAGCACCTTGACGCTGCCCGGCATCCTCGGTGCCGTTGCGAACAAGAGCCTGCTCGCGGCATTCACCGCAGTTGACCCCGTGAGCACGCGCATTGCCAAGCAGGTAGACCTCAACAACTTCCACGTTCACACCCGCTATCGCATGAGCATGGGTGGGAACATGGAGACCGTGGGGTCTGGAGGTGAACTCAAGCACCTCACACTGGGCGAGGATAGCTACACGCACCAGCTTGACACCCGTGGCGTGCTTATCGGACTCACGCGCCAACAGATCGTCAACGATGACCTGGGCGCGTTTACCGAGATCCCGGCGCTCCTCGGCCGCAAGGCCGCGCTCTCGCGCGAGAAGGCGCTGTTTACGGCCATCAACGCGACGGGTGTCGGGGCCAGCTTCTTCACGGCTGCCAACGTCAACTACTTCGCCGGCGCGGCAACGAACCTGCAAATCAGTTCGCTCACCACGGCGGTCCAGATGTTCATGGATCAGGTTGATGCCGACGGCGACCCGATTGCAGTCACGCCGACGATGATCCTGGTGCCCACGGCGCTGCTGATACTTGCCAAGCAGCTCTACACCGACATCACGGTCAACGAGACGACTACGGCCAACGTGCCGAAGCCGAACTCGAATCCGCACGCGGGTTCTTACAAGGTTGAGTGCAGCCCTTACCTCAGCAACGCCAACCTCACCGGCTATTCGACGACGGCCTGGTATCTCCTGGCCAACCCGAATGACATCCCGGCGTTCGAGGTGGGTTACCTGAAGGGCCAGCGGACGCCCATCATCGAGCAGGGCGAGGTTGATTTCAACCTGCTCGGCATCCAGTACCGCTGCTATTGGGACTTCGGCGTTGCGCTTGCCGACTACCTCGGCGGCGTGAAGTCCAAGGGTGCCTTGTAAGCACGTTCCGGGCATGGCCCGCCATACGGCGGGCCTGCCCATAACCTGACACTTTGGCTCATGGAGGTTCAAACAGATGGCGACCGCAACATATGTGCAGGCCGGGAACATGGTGGACTACACGCCCGGCTCGAATGTCTCTGCCGGAGACGTGATTGTCCAGGCGGATCTCGTCGGCGTGGCCGTGGATGACATCGCGGCCAACCGCAAGGGCGCGCTCTACGTTGAGGGCGTGTTCGACGTGCCCAAGGATACCACGTCCACCTCGGCCCTCGCCGCAGGGACGATTGTCTACTGGAATGACGCGGAGGATATTGTGACCTCGGTTGCAGGCATCCTCAAGCGATTCGGCAAGGTCGTGATCGCTGCGGCTGCGGCTGCGGCAACGGTCCGCGTGAAGCTCATCCCGTAAGGATGCTCCCTCCCCGGCAAAAGGCCCGAGGGATAGCCGCAGACGGGGCAGCCTGAGATGGGCGTCTGTGGTTTCTTTTCCGGTTGTCAAGCAGAGGACGCGCATGGATGAACGAGCGAAATTGCCGCCCTACGCGACGCATCTGCCGCTGCTGATGGCGTGCGTGCAGCATACGCGCGGCCCCATCATCGAACTGGGGACGGGGACATTCTCGACGCCGATGCTCCACGCCCTCTGTGCCGAGACGGGGCGGACGCTCTTGAGTCTGGAAAGCGATGCAAACTGGCTGGCACAGTTCCGACACTTCGCCACGGCCTGGCACCGCCTGCTGCTGGTGCCGGATTGGTCGGCAGCCGACCTATCGGGCACGTGGGACGTGGCGCTGATAGACCATGCCCCGCCGATACGTCGCGTGCCGGACATCCTGCGCCTTCGTCCGCTGACGAAACTCATAGTCATCCACGACACCGAGAATCGCTGCTATCGATACGAACCGTTGCTGACACAGTTCAAGCATCGCGTCGAATGGCAGCGGTATTCGCCGTGGACGTCCGTCGTGAGCGACACGGAACCCCTTGATTGGCTTAAACCGATTTGCGAGGTCTGACATGCGTGCAGCCTTTGAACAGATTGCCCATCTCGTCGAACAGGCAAAGACCATTCCGGGCGACTTTGCCGAGTTCGGGGTCTGGCATGGTGCGACGTTCATACCGCTCGCGCAGGCGGCAATAGCGGTCGCCAAGCACGTCCACGCCGTAGACAGTTTTCGCGGCATGGCCTGGCCCACAGAAAAGGATTTTGACAAGGAAGGCAAGTGCTCCTACCCCGAGGGTTCTCTGAACGTCGGTGGCTCGGCGGCCTTTCGTCAGTTAGTCGCACCGTTCGGGCGATCTGTCGTGATATGGGACGGCTACATTCCGACGGTGCTCTGGCGCATGGGGTTGCCCCGGTTTGCGTTCGTGCATGTGGACCTCGACCAGTATCGCCCGACGTACGAAACCTTGCGATGGGTGTGGGGCCGTATGAGTCCGGGCGGCATTCTCTGCTGTCACGACTGGTATCCCGAATATCAATGGCTCGCCACGCAAGCTATTCGTGAGTGGATGACGTGTACGCGCGTGGTAGAAGAAGGCGTGCTCCTTCCTTCGCACCACATCTGGTTCATCAAGAGGTAGACATGGACAACGGCGAAATAGACCTTTGGGGCACGCACATCCCCGTGCTCGCGGCGTGTGTCGCCAAGACGACCGGCCCGGTGCTTGAACTCGGATGCGGTCACTACAGCACGCGCCTGCTCCACGCGCTCTGCGGCGCAATGGGCCGCCAACTGTTGACGGTGGATGTCAACCTGAAATGGCTTGCGCGCTTCGCAGACTTGCGCGCGCCCCTGCATGAGATCGTCCATACCGACGTGATCTCGCAGTTTGTGGGTTGCCGGCATTTCGGACGGCACCCCGCAACAGGTGATCTCTACGAGTTCCCCGAGGGCGGCCGCTGGTCCGTCGTCTTTGAAGATTCCGGGATTGCCCAGCGCCGCCCCGACAATCTTATAGCCCTGCGCGGCAAGGCCGACCTCTTCATCCTGAACAATACCGAACCCGATCCGCAGGGCAGGGGGCCGACTCGCCCGGTCTACGAGTTGCACCGTCTGCCGGACTTCCGATACCGCTGGGACTACAAGCGGTATCCCGTGTGGACGAGTGTTCTGTCCGATTCCCCGATTCCCGACTGGCTGGAAAGGTTGGTGTGATGCCCATGCGTTGCGTAGTTATAGGAAGCGACGGGTTCTTGGGCGGCGCAATCGCGCGCGAGTTGCTTGCGCGCGGAGATGAGTTGCACGTCACCACCCTGTCCGGCCTCTCGCCACAGTGGGCGGCGGGCAGCATGGGACTTACCGTGGCCTCCTGCGACATTCTCCAGCCCGCGACGATAGACGAGGCAATCGTGGGCGCCGATGAGGTGTACAACCTAGCGGGTGTGCTGGGCACCTCCGAGTTGAACGGCGCGATGCAGATGGCGATTGACGTGAACGTGAAGGGGGCGGTCAACGTCTTTGAATCGTGCGTCCGCGCCGGCGTCCGCCGTGTGTTTTACCCGACGAAGCCCAATGTGTGGCTGAACGCATACACGATAACGAAAGAGGCGGCGGACAGGTTTGCGGAAATCCTGACCTGCGAGGCAACGCAGATCATCCGCTTGCGATGGTTCAACGCATACGGGCCGGAGCAGCACACGGCCCCGGTGCGAAAAATCGTCCCCACGTTTTGTCTCTGCGCCCGCTTTGGTCTGCCCCTGCCGATCTACGGAACGGGATTGAACACAACGGACATGATCTACGCTGACGACCTCGCCCGATGGACGGTGGCCGCAACGCGCTCCGGGCTGGCGGATAAGGTCTACGAACTGGGCACGGGACACGCCCTTTCAGTCCTGGCAGTGGCGCAGACCATCAATGAGGTTGCGGGGAGTGCTGCGGGTATCCGACACCTACCCATGCGCGTCGGGGAGGTTGAGAACACGCGGCTGGTAGCCGATATCAACCCGCTCCGTCATGCGCTTGCGCGCGCGAACCTGATCCTCGGTTTCACCCCGTGGGTAGAGGGACTGGAAGCGACATATCGCTGGTACGTTGAAGAAGTCTCCGCAGACGCCGCACAGAAAGCATTGGAGTATCACCACCTATGGATATGAGCATCTGTTTTGCGTGCTTCAACAGGTCACGCATGACATACATGGCCACGTTGCCCGGCGGCGAACAGGTAGAGCGGCCCCTAGAGCCGTTCCCGCATACCATGGATTGCCTGCGCAAGTCCGTCTTGGAGTCGGGGCTGAAGGTGGAGATCATCGTCGCGGACTTCCACAGCACCGACTGGCCACTGGCGGAGTGGCTGCCCGCACGCGCCGACCCGATCCCCGTGCGGATTCAGCAGCAGGACGGCCCGTTCAGTCTTGGTGGCGGCAAGAACGAGGCCGCCAAACTCGCGCAGGCCCCCATTCTGTTTTTCATGGAGACGGACATGGAGGTGCCCGCCACCGTGCTCCGGCGCGGCATGGAGTTGGCGACAGCAGGCAAGGGATACTTCCCGCGCTACCAGCGTGAGCACGGGCCTGGGGCCGCGATGTATTGGGGGGCCGGACACGGTTGCTGCATCGTCCGCAAGGACCAGTGGGCCATCAACCTGTGGGTCGTGAGTTACAAGTGGGGTGTAGCGAATGAGGACGGGCGCTTTGCCCACTGGTGGCATGTGCGCGAACTAAGGGTCCGAGAAGATGATCCGGCGTTTATCCACCGCTGGCATCCCCTCTGTGAGTCCAAGAAGGAAGCGGAAGTACTCGCAGCCGAGAAGAAAGGCAAACCGTGATTCCCTCTCTCATACATTTTGTCTGGATTGGCCCGCCGCGTCCGGCATGGGTGCAGGAGAACATCGGGGGCTTTCAGCGCCTCAACCCAGATTATCGCGTCATTGTCCACAATGAGTCGGAACTCGTAGAACCATTTAGGCGGCGCTACGTGGAGACGGACGACCTTTGTACCAAGGCGGACCTTGTAGCCCTGAGCGTCATGCGCACGCAAGGGGGCTTCTACTTCGATACGGATTTCGTGCCCCTGCGCAGCCTGAGTGACTTGCGTTACGCCTGGATGCTGGATGGGCAGACCATGTTTGTCGCGCGGCAGCACGGGCAGCGGGACAAGTCCCTGAAGATTGCGTGCGGCGTGATGGCGGCGAGCACGGAGTGGCGCGGCTGGCCGCTCTTTGAGGAACACGTTGCGGCGGCGAGACCCCCGCATAGCCGGACACGCTTCGGGCCGGAGATGTTCACACATTTCGAGGCGATGCATCCCGAATTGTTTACTGTCGGCGCCTGGCCATGGTTCTTTCCGTTGCCCATAGCTACGGCGGCCGTCATGCACCGGTACGCCGCGCAACATGGTCTGACATCCCTGCGGTTGGTGGCCCCTACGGGCGGGCAACTGCCGTACATGCTGCATCTTTGGGCACATGGCAAGCCGGACTTGCTGGTGCCGGGCAAGGAGAATAAGGCGTGATTCCCCAAAAGATTCATTTTGTCTGGGTTGACGGTTCACCGCCGATGCCCCACTGGATGCTGATGAACGTCGAGAAGTTCCGCCTGCTCAATCCCGACTATGAGGTGCGGATACACGGGAACGAAGTGCTCTTGCCCCACTACGTGGACGCCTACAATCATCTCGAGGACACATGCTCGAAGTCGGATCTGCTGGCACTGTCAGCCGTTGAACGATATGGCGGGTGGTATTTTGACACGGACTACATACCGCTCCGTCCCGTTTCGGACATTACGAGCGCCTACGCGGTCGATGGGCAGCGGATGTTCATCACCGAACAGCATGGGCAGAAGAATCAGGCGCTCACGATGGCCAACGGCATCATCGCGGGCAATACCGATTCCGCCGCGTGGCCGCATATCCGCGCCTACTGCGCCGCGCAGAAACCGCCGTTCTCGCGCTGCTGCTTCGGCCCGGAGATGTTCACGGCCCTTGTTGCGGGGCATGTTGACCTGTTCACCGTTGGCGCGTGGCCGTGGTTCTATCCTGCCGCCATCGGGCGGGCGATCCGTATTTGGAAGAACGGGTGCCGCAGAATGCAGTATGTCGCCCCGACGAGCGGGCAGATGCCCTTCACGCTCCATCTCTGGGCGCACGGGCGGACGGAGTTGTCGGCTGCGCCCGCGCCGGAATTGATTACCGAACTGGAACCGCGCGGCACGCAGTACAAGGGGCTGCGGGTCTGTTACGCCCTGCTCGACGTGCAATGGGAGGACACGGAACAGCCCTTCCATGCGATTGCTCAGGGGCTCCAGAACATCGGCTGTACCGTGGAAGTCTGGCGATTGAGTCAGGCGGTCCCCGACTTTGACACCTCGGACATGCTCATCATCTGGAATGGTCGCAAGTTTCAATATGAAAAGGCGGTGAGTGCGGCACGGGCGCGCCATGTGCCTTACATCGTGTTCGAGCATGGATTCTTCGACCGCCGCAACTACATCCACCTGAACAAGAGCGGGATTCTCCACTGGGCGAGCTGGGCGCATGATTGGGCAAGGCCCGCCCCGGCCGACGGTGCCGCGCGACTGGCGAAGGTCTGGCCCCGACCGCTCGGATCATTCGGCAGGCGGGAAGGGTACGTGCTAGTGCTCGGACAGATGGATGGCGACAGCCAACTCGACGATTCTACGCCGTGTCATGCCCTCCAGGTCGAAAAACTCGTCGCCCGCAACCTGCCGCGAGGCGTCCGCGGTGTCCTGCGTCCGCATCCGAACAAACGGGTCAAGTCACGCCATCAATACCTGCCGCGATGTCAGGCCGCGACGCTCGCGGAGGCCGTGGCTGGCGCCAAGTTCGCCGTCACCATCAACTCGAATGCCGGGAACGAATGCCTTGCGATGGGATGCCCGGTCCTCGCGTTCGGCCCGTCGCTCTACGGCAATGCCGGCGTGGCGCATACGACAAGCCTTGCCACGTTTAAGCGAGACCTGGAGGAGATGGTCCGCGGGTGGCTGCCCAAGTCCGATGCCGTGACGAACTATCTTCAGTGGCTCGCCTGCCGACAGCACAACGCGGACGAACTGCGGGAAGGCAGCGTGATGGCCCAACTCGTGCAGGATGCCAGGCGATGAGCGATATGCTCCAGGACGGCTTTGATTGGCTGCGCGGGCAGCGCAAGGCCCACATGACGCACGCGGTTACGTACCGACGGGGTGAGGATTCTGTCGCGCTCGACGCCACGGTGGGCAAGACCGTATTCCGCATGATGGGACTCGATGGGGTTGAAACGGTTTTTGAGATGCGTGATTTTCTGGTCGACACCACCGACCTACTGTTCGATGCAGTGGCGACGCTCCCGCAAGTAGGCGACCGCATTGAAGAGACGGGCGCGGATGACCAGACCTATGTCTATGAGGTTCTGGAACCGGGCAATAACGAACCGCACTGGCGTTACTGTGACGCCACGCGCGGAACATTGCGGATACACACGAAACACGTGGAGACCAAATAGATGGCCCCGACAAAGGACAATATCACCGAACCGCTTGACGAATGGGTAGAGCGTGTCATTGACCGGGCGCTCCTGAAACACGAGAAGAAGTGCCCGCTGCGCGCACCCGTGGAGCGACTTCAGCAACGGTTCGCCTATGTGATCGGCTTCGTTATCGGGAGCGGCATCATCGGCGGGGCGGTCGGCGCATTCGCCGCCGGCAGTGGTGTGTCGCTTGCACAGTTCCTTGCCAACCGTATCGGAGGCGGATAGTGGCGTTCATCCTAGACATCGCGGACGCCGTAGTCACTGAACTCAAGGCAACCGAGTTCAGCCAGGCGTTTACGCCGGTGCGCACCTACACGGTGGAACAGGCGTTGACCGCGCTGGCCACGCTCCGCGTGAGCGTCGTCCCGCGCAACGCGGAGTCCGGGCTGGAATCCCGCAAGGACTGGCGGTACGAGTATCAGGTGGACATCGGCATCCAGAAAAAGTACTCGGAGGTAGAGGCCGTGACCGCCGAACGTGACGCACTGATGACGCTCGCTGAGGAAATTGCCGACCACTTCCGCGCGTGGGTGCCGGACGTGGCACCCCACGTCTGCTGCGTGTCTGTGGACAATATCCCCATCTATGCGCCCAACCACATGAAGCAAGGCCGCGTATTCATAACGGTTGTCCGACTCGGATTCCGCACGTCAAGGAGCCTCACATGAGTTTCGTCAAGCGACTGGCAGACCTGGGACGCGGCGGCGGCATCGGGCTCCGCGTCAAGGAATGTTTCTTTGACCGCGCCAAGGTCGTCAATGCAATGGACCGGGCGACCCGCAATGCGCTCGGACATTTCGGCGGCTATGTGCGCAAGATTGCGAAGCGCATGATTAAGCGTGCGCCGGGGGCGAGCGCCCCCGGACATGCCCCGCACAGCCATGAAGGACATTTGCGCGAACTCATCTTTTACTCATTCGATTTCGACCAGCGTTCCGTTGTGATCGGACCGGAGCGGCTTGAACGAGGACATATGTATGGACCTACGACCGTCCCCCAACTCATGGAAGGGGGCGGAACGGTCATCGGCATTGACGGCAAGGTGCATATCTACCCCGCCCGTCCTTACATGGGACCGGCTTTTGAAGCGGGCAAGGCACATCTCGACGAGTTCTGGCAGGACGCGATGATCAAAACCGCAGGCGTGTAGCTGCGGCGTAGTTTGACAATCAAGATGCGGGCGACGGCACGGTGGGTAGCTCCCGCCGCGCTGTGTGCCATGAAGTGAAAGGCCGTCTGGGGCCAGACACCCCGGCGGCCTTTTCTTTTGGCCTCGCCCGCCAGACCACCAACACACACAGGAGGTATTTGACGATGGGTAAAAAGATCGGTTTGGAGTGCAAGGCGTACTACGCATCGGCGGTGCTGAGCGATGACGTCACGCCCGCCACGGCGAGTTGGAACGAGATCGACGAGGCGCGTGACATCACCCTCACCCTCGAACGCGGCGAGGCGGACGTCAGTTCCCGCGCGTCTACGTGGGCCGCCTTCAAGGCCACGCTCAAGAATGGCAGGGTCGACATGGAACTCTCCTACGATGCTACCGATACCGCCTACGAGGCCCTGCGCGATGCGTGGGACAGCGGGGACGAAATCGGCATCGCCATCATGGACGGCGATATCGAGACCGGCGGCAGCGAAGGCTTCTGCGCGAACATGAGCGTCCTCAACATGACGCGCAACGAGCCGCTGGAGGATGGCGTCACCGTAAGCGTGAGCCTGCGGCCGTCGTCTTTCGCAGACCTCTACGAAGTCGCCGGTTCCTAATCCACACAACTACGAGGACTGGAGGAGGTTTGTATGAGGGAGTTTACGGATAGCGAGGGACGCACGTGGCGTCTCCATATGACCATCGGCGCGCTCAAGCGGGTGAGGGGCCTGATAGGCATCGACCTGTTGGGCCTCTCGGATGGGAAGCCGCCGCTGCTCACGCGGCTCGGCACGGACGTTGTGCTGCTCATCGACACCATTTTTGCCCTGGTCAAGCCGGAGGCGGACGCAGCGGGCGTGTCCGATGAAGCATTCGGGGCAGCGCTCGGCGGTGAGGCCGCACAGAACGCGCAGAAGGCGTTCTACGAGGAACTCACGGATTTTTTGCGTGGCCTCGGCCGCGCCGAACTCGCCCGAGCGGTGACGACGCAAGCGGAACTGATAAAGGCCGCCGTCTCCGAGGCCGACGCGGTGCTGGCGAAGATCAATCCGACGGAGGAGGTGAAGGCGATCTTTGGCGAACGGTCTACGGACTCGCCGGACTCTGTGGCGTGAACCCAGACCCGTTCACGCTCGGAGAACTGTGCGTCATGGCGGACGCCGTGCAACTCGAACGCTGGAACCATACGAGCAGCCTCATGTCGATCATCTACAACATGAATCGTGATCCGAAGAAGGGGAGGGCGCGGAGTCCACACGACTTCAACCCGATGCTCGCGGGTGAACATCGACACACGAGCGGCGGTGTGCCCATCACGCCCAAGAGTCTCAAGTCGCTGGCGAAGGTCTTTGCCGGAGCCGCACGGAAGGTGGAGGGATAGCCAATGGCATTCGGAAAAACAGGCGGCATACGCGCGGGCAAGGCATTCGTCGAACTCTTTGCCGATGACTCGAAGCTCCTGCGCGGCCTGCGGGCCGCTCAGGCGAAGGTTGAGAAGTTCGGCAACGCCGTGCGTGGCATCGGCACGAAGATGATGGTCGCGGCGGGATTAATGTCCGTCCCCTTCATCTATAGCGCCAAGGCGGCGGGCGATGCCATCGAAACGCTCAACAAGTTTGAGCAGGTCTTTGGCGTGCAGGCCGCAGCGGCGCGCGAGTTCGCGGACGAACTGGCAAAGGCCGTGGGGCGCTCGCGTTATGAGATATACGACACGCTAGCATCGTTTCACGCCTTTTTCCTCGGCTTTGGGTTCGGCGCGGACAAAGCACGCGAAATGGCTCAGGAAATCCAGAAGCTCGCCCTGGACTTCGCCTCTCTTTACAACATCCAGGACAAGGAGGCCATTGAGAAGATTCAGAGCGGCCTCGCCGGTATGCCCCGCACCCTGCGCGAATACGGTATCAACATCCTAGACAGCACCGTGCAACAGGAAGCCTTCAACATGGGCATTGCCAAGGGCACGGGGGAGTTAACGGGGCAGCAGAAGGTGCTGGCGCGCTATTCGCTGATCGCGAAAACCCTCACCAAGCAGGGGGTCGTGGGGGACGCTGTGCGCACTGCCGGCGAGTTCGTCAACATGATGAAACGCCTGCGCGCGTACGTTCACGATACCGCCGTGGCTATCGGGCTTGCCATCCTCCCGGCGGTGACGGACCTCGTCAGACGCATTGTTGATGTTGTCGCCAGTGTACGCGATTGGGCTGAGGCCAACCCCAAGCTCATACAAACGCTGGCAAAGCTTACCGTTGCCATTGGTGTCGGCGGGGCGCTACTGGTCGGCGTCGGGACGCTCATCACGCTGCTGGGCGGTCTACTCAACCCCGTCGGTGCTGTTATTGCAGCCCTCCTCGCCCTCGGTGGTGTGCTCGGGGGAGTTGCCATCACCAATCGTCTGTTCGCCAGCAGCGCGGCAACCGCGACACAAAACATCTCTCAGAGCGCCGCCGCAGCGGACAAACTCGTCGCGCGCTACGAAGAACTCGTGAAGAAAACCCACCGCACGGCTGCTGAAGCCCTCGAACTACACAACATCACAGAACGCCTGAAAAAGCTTTTCCCTGAATGGGCTAGCGAGATTGACGGGACGGCGGAAAGCCTGAAGCGCCTGGAATTGCGGATGCGACAGTTCGGTGAGGGCACAAAGGATTTGGGGCCAGCCGGGCGCGCACTCGCGCTTCAGGAAACAGAAGCCGAAATCGCTGCTACCACCCGGCGCATAAAGGTACTGGGGGGGCGCCTGCGGGGACGGGAACCCGCAAGCCGCCTGGAACACGAACAGGCGGCAGAAATAGAACAGTTGGCCGCCAAGTTGTTGAAGCTGCGCCAACACAAGAAAGAGGTGCTTGCACCCGGAGGAGCACTGAGCACAACCCCGAAGGGCGGCAGAGCCGGTGCGGTGTCAGAAGATGCGGCAATCACTCATGAGGCCGAAGCTGAACGCAAACTGCACGATCTCAGGATCGCGGCCATTCGGGACGAAGAGAAGCGGCGGCTTGAGGAAATCAACGTGAGATACGAGCGCGAGTACAAGGCGGCACAAGACATTAAGGCGTCGGAAAAGGAACTTGGGCTGATACAGCAGCAATGGGAGCAGGCGCGCGCCAACGCGATGGTTGAGTTCCGGCTCAAGAAGGAAGAAGAATTTGCACGGGAGCACGAACGCCAGGCCGAGGAACAAATGGCATCGCGTGAACGCATGGAGAGACACGCTCTGAGCGTCCAGGAGGCGCTCGCCGTTGAGCGCATCCGCGCGGCGAAGGACGGCATCGCTGAGGAAGTTACGCTCCTGCAACTCGAACTTGAGAAAGCCCTACGCGAAGCAGTTCAGGTCGGCGCGCCGCCCGAGGTCATTGCCCAGATCGAAGAACTCTTTGCGCTCCGGGAACAGGCCGTTCGTGCCGCAGGTGAAACCGTTTCCGTGGCCGGCACTTTCTCGTCCGAAGCCCTCTGGGGCATGGGCGGCGGCTCCGCACTCGACCGCACAGCCAAGGCCACCGAGGAAAACGTAAAGGTCAGCAAGGATATCGAACGCAACACAGAACGCACCCTCCAGGTCATCGAGGGCGGCGGGTGGGTCTTTGCATGAGGTGATATATGGCTGCTGTAGTGATTGACTCTGCACAGTTTGCCGAGCAGACCACGGGCAAGAACGCTTCGGCCACGCTCAAGTTCTCCATCGTGGGCGCGGCGGATACTGCGGCTGCGCTAACCGCGTTGGGCGCAAGCGAACTCTGTCCCGCCACCTATGAGGGACTGGAGCGGAAGGGTCGTACCGCCCGCACGGTCTACATCGACCCGGACAACGACGACAACTGCATCTTTGCAGGCGAAGCCAGCTATGCGCCCGCAGGGCAGGGATCAGCCGAGGACTACACCCCCCCCGAAACCGGCGACTCGGAGTGGAACTTCGACACGGGCGGCGGAACGCAGCACATTACGCAATCCCGTACGACCAAGGGCTATGCATCTGGTATTGATCCAGCAACCGGCGAGGCTTACGCTTTGATTCCGGGCTACAGGGGTGCCATCGGGGTCACCAACTCAGGCGTCGAGGGTGTGGATATCAATGTCTCGATCTTCAACTTCAGCGAAACCCACTACATAGCCGATGCCTATATCACCACGAATTACAAGAAGCTCCTGTTCCGTCTCACGAACAAGGTCAACAACGCATCATTCCGTGGCTTCGCTGCTGGTGAGGTATTGTTTCTGGGCGCGTCCGGGTCCAAGCGGGTTCA